TGTAATACTTTGTTTCCTTACAATGGATAACAAACTTTTCTTTTGGTAGCTTTCTAATCATCAAACACCTCCCATACAGCTTGCCATAATTTGATGATCTATAGGTTCTTCGCCAAAGTTATCAAATATAGCGCCTTCGATTAACAATTCGCTTTTGATTATATCAGCACGACACTGATCCATATTAGCATAGTACACTTGGCTTTGGTGCATGATACATTTTTGTTCGCCACCGTCATAGCGACTGCCCTCGACCCATATAACACATATGAGTACAAACATTTTAATCATTGTTTTTTTCCTCTTCTCTACAACGATCACATTGATCTTTGGGATGAGGCGGTTCTTCTGCCCAAAACATTTCGTTACAATCTATACATTCATAATCGCCCATTTACCTCTCCATATTTCTATCTTGTATGCCCGATGTAGATATTCTTTTAATTCTGCCTATATCTTTATCTCTATCGGCATGGGGATGATCTTCAAATCTTTCATCCTCTCCCAACTCTTCTCTTGTTTTCTTTTTATTTTCTTTTTGTATTTGAAGATGCAAATCGAGAATAGAATTTCTTATTCTTTGATTTGTTTTATCACCTCGTCTGCCCATTTATGTCTCCTTTACTTCCCGAACAATTCTTCGTTTTGTTTGCTGGCGTTCTTTAACCTTCGCAGATTTTTTGAGAGATTTTTCCCAACCTCTGCTAGTGCTATGGATTTTTGCTCGCTTTACCATTCTTTTATCTTGTCTAATAACCGAACAATTTTATCCATAAGGCCACTTCTATACGGAGTAGCCCTTTGGATATGTAGTCTAATTAATTTAGGATTAAGCAATTTGTCGCTCCTCATCTCTTGTTGTTGGATTCCATTTATGTTGGATTTCCTCGATTTCAGATTGACTAACACCGTATGAACGTAGTGCTTTAGCCATGACCCGATCCGCAGTATCTGTCCATACAATCGCATGTAACATTGCCCAAATCCATGCACCAATTTCTTTCTCCTTTGTTGTATTATTACGAGATTGATTGCCACCAAGTATATGCCCGATTTCATGTAAAGCAGACACATAATAGCCCGTGTTTTTAGTAGGCCTAATGGTTATGTGTCGTCTAGATGGAATAGCTGAATATCTAGGATTAGTTTCTGTTAGCGATTGATAACTTACAGTTATATTTTCTAATGCGGCTAATTCCTGGATATGTAATGCCATATCTATTCTTTTGACTAAAATCATGGTTGTAACCTCTGAAAGTTAAGTTCTTGTTGAAATTCATTAAGCAAATCTTTTGCATGATCTACATACATGTCAGTACCAAACTTGATCTTGACTTGCTTTAACACTTGCTCGTTTGTGTAGTCTTGCAACTGCTCACCTACGAACAATTCTACTTCAAGTAGTTTGTCAGATAGTTTACTCATCTTAATTCCTTCCTTTGCTAGTTAAGATAGTTCTATATAGCGACTATAGTATTCAATACTACAATGTTGTCAACAAAAAATTATTCTTTTTTTGTTTTCCAAAAATATTCGTCTGTATCGCCTAGTCTTGTGTTGTTACCGTTTTCAACTTGATATACAACTGTACTAACTTTGAAGTCGGGCATTTTAGGCTTTTCAGGAGTCAGGCTATTATCATAAATTCTCATTCTATTGTTCGGATATAAACAATATTGTCCATTATGTAGTTCTAAAAGATTAAATGATTTATGTTCGTCAGGCGTTTCACTGGTACTGTAATCAATTACGTCAGGTTGATTATGATAGTTATCCAGTGTGCATATATATGTGCCTTTGACAATTCCAAAATCTCTTGTAAGCACTTCAAAATCCATGCTGCCAATAAATTGTTTATGTATAGCTGTGACGTTATAATCCATACAATTCCAAAATTGCAGGTTAGGTAAATCCATGTCCAGTTTAGGCGTAACTGGTTCAGATAAAAACGCTGATATGGGGAGCTTATCGAACATAGCTCCATATTCGGGTAAATAAGTTTCAAAATAAAAAGCTCTACCCGCTATGGACTTAGCTGTAACCCATACACCCTCTACAAATTGACCATGACCGTCTTGTAAATCTCTAAGATATTCTTTTCTAACCCAAACTTTTTCAGATGGTAAATTACAAATTAACTCTGGCATTATAGTATCTCATCAGCAATACAACTGGCTGATGCGTATCCAGATCTGTTTGGTACTTTTGAGACTTTACCATATAATTGTTCGGTTGCGGCCCTGGGATCATCCTGTGTTGACCAGTCATCATTATCAACAATACCAGCATTTTTCTTTTGTAGATCTTTAAATATCTGCCTAACTTCTGCATTTCCCGATTGCCTGTCAGACTTACAACGCACACAGAGCTTTGCCTTTTCATATTTTGTCATCTGTATGTATATACCACAGTCAGTGCATTGTTGATTCATTTTCATCTCCTTTTTTAAAGTAATTATTGTCTGGAACGCACACCCAGCAATGCCAGTTCCAACCTCCATCAACTGAATACGAAGCTCCAGACCTGCCACAAACCGAACAATTATTCTGTTTTTCTTTTGCTTGGGCAACTGGCTGCCAAGTTCTGCGTCTGTCGTTTTCACTCATTATACATTCTCCGTTGCTGTTGATGCTTCATATTCTCCTCTGCTCATGTCGCCATCTGTAGTTCCAAGCCACTTACGACCACCTGACCTACTAAAAGAGTACTTACCAATTCGTCCTTCTGCAAGTAATTCCCGAACAATTCCATCAACCATCCTCTGTGTGCAGTTATCTAAAGTTCTTGGTGCATCAGGATCAGCACTCATACGTTGCAAAATAGCATCAGCTCCTGATTGCTGTGTTAAAGCTCTACCTTCCCGCTCACATGTTGCAATCCAAGCAAACAAGGCATCCTTTTTAATCTCCCGATTACTTCCAGAATGCAATCTTGATATGTCCTCTGATCTATCTTCCAGTAATCCAGAGTGCATATCCCGAACAAAATGCCTTATGTCACGCCTTGCGGGTCCGTTTGACTTAACAACTGCACCGTCAAAGCATCTGTTTCTTTGATACTCGATACCTAAATCCTGGCAACGCCTTCGACCAGTAGCCTCATCCACTTGCCATATAGCAAACGCACAACGTACACCATCAACCAGTGCTGACGTACCTCTAATCATATTCCTTGCTTGTTCGGGGGATGCAACTGCTACATCATCTTTAATCTTTGTCATGTGGTGACACATCATCACTGAAGCTCCAGTTTCTGTAGCCACTTGTGCCAGTAATCCCGTTAGCGCAGCTCCTGCCGCTGGATCAGAGTTAACATCAGCATGAACGAATGATGCTAACGGATCAAACACGATTAGCTTCAGGTTATTCATCTGTATAATTTGTTCGTATATCTTCTCAAACTCAACACTGGTCTTATATCCATCACTGGTCTCCTGAAGTATTGGAAACACACCACCAACATTAGGAAGAGATACAATTCTAATCTCATGTTCATAGTCAAAACGAGAATTGTTCGGATCTAAACGCTCAATTCTCCTGTGCATTTCGCCCTCATCATCTTCTGCTGTAAAGATAATTGTATTGCCAAACTCTGTAATATTATCTCCAAAGGCACTTGTCATAGGCTGACCACTTGATACCTTCATTGCCAAATCCAGTGTCATCATACCTTTACCCGCATCTCCAGCCGCTGAAAATATAATTGGCACACCTAATGGTAATGTATCTCCGATTAAAAACTTTTGTTCAGGAGCTTGACCTTGAAACCTTTTAATCAACAGACTTTCGTCCAGTAAGTTAATTGTTTTTTTTACATGCTTTATTGTTGTGTTGAGAAAGTTACCAATATCAAAGTTTTCTGCAATAGCATCGGCTGCATCCCATCTTTCTGGTTTACCCGCTGGTGGAGTCAACATTGTTACTGACCTAGCACCCGCATTCATGGCTAAATCTTGTACGAGTTCAGCAACTTTTTTACCTGCCGTATCGTTGTCGGGCCATATTGTTAATTCTTTGCCATGCAACGGTGAGAAATCAAACTGACTAGCTGATTTACGAGACAACATACCCGCTCCGCCCATAGTACATGTAGCTGTAAAACCTAGTTCATTAAGAGCATCAGCACACTTCTCGCCTTCGACCCAAATAACTTTATCAGAGGCAGAAATGTTTGGTATATTGTATAACGGTCTAACATCAGGCATCTTAGGATAAGAATTACTACCAGTAAACTGACGAAACTCTTTCTTAGGCTTACCGTGATCGTCCATCACAGGATTACCCGCACCATCTCTCATGTTGTACCGCCTGACCATACACAATACTTCACCATCAGAGTTTAAATACAAATGTTCGGTATCATATGGCGTGTGAACAGTTATCTGTTGACGCAAAGATGGATTTATAATTGGCGGAGGAGCCTCTTGATCTCTGACAAAACTTGGCGAATCGTCCAGATAGTTTCCGAACAATTCTTTAATTTCAGGTAGGCGCATGCCACGACCTTCCATTAATATCTTTACAATACCTCCGATACCTGACGCACCGTTAAAGTCCTGACCCTTCATAAAGTATGGTGATCTAGGATTTATATCTATTTTTAATGATTGCCCAGCTTCTCCTGACAATGATCCGATTGAGAATTGATCTCCACGGATTACACCGTTTGGATATGTGTTTCTAAGCTCACTTATTTGTACCTCTGGCGGTACTTTTTGGCTAATTAGTTCTACCAGTTCATGCGAGTTTAACTCACGATTTTTATTGCCAAGTCTTATTATACTCATTATTATATCCTTACTTCGTTGGCTGAAGTTATAGGCGACATTTGTTTGTTTCTCTACCTTTCATGTCGCCTATTTAACTCCAACATCTATCTTGAAACTCACACCATTTGCAATCAAAGAAGTCTCTTGAGAATGCTACTCTAGGTAAAATTTCATTTGCTTTTGTTGCTTCTAAAATATTAACAGCCTTATCACTAATTTCTTGTGCTAAGACTTTATCAAACGGAACAAGTTCATAATATATCTGACTTGTATTTTTATTTAATACTGTAAATAAACATGGATGCTCTGTTAAGTTCATATATGCCTGATACAGAGCTATTTGAGCTGCGTAAACTGGATTAGTTCTAGCTACGCCCTTCATCATAAATTCTCTAAACTTCTTATCATTGGCTGACTTATTCTCCCACAAACACGGATACCCCATGTCTACAGGACCCCCACATATTACACCATCTATATGACCTTTAATTTCCCCATCTGCGATAGAAAAACCAAATTGTTCGCCTTTTTTGTCTTCTGTACGCAAATCAAAGTTAGCATTTTTTAGCCATTGTGCAACAGAATCTTCAATTTCATGTCCAAACTGAAAGATTCTCAAGGTATTTGCACTGAAGTCACGACCATCATCAGCATCATATCCCATATATCTATATTGTATTTTTCTGGAACATGATTCGCCAAGAGATGAGCCACCTAAGTAAGTTCGTTTAGTTCTTTTATTATTTTGATTGACTATGCTTTGATCTATAGCATCTGATATTAATTGTGTTATTTCTTTAGAAGGGAGCATTGCCACCTCCCGACCATGATTTATCCGAGTATTGAAAGTGGATACGAGCAACATATTCTCCATCGTAAAACTCGCCTATGTCAGACGATAATTGAATGTTAGATACTATACCAACAACTTCGTCTTCTGACAAATCACACAGCTTTTTATCCCAACCTATTTCCGAACAAATCCGAGCAAATCTTTTTAATGGATGGTTGTCTGACATTCATCATCCTCCTGAATGTAAAATTGTAAATCAAAGGTTGCTCCAAAGTAATGAACGACTGCCTCACCACTAACTACATTATCAAAATCATCACAAGTATCTAAAATAGCATTATTAATATGTTCCATAAGTTCTTCTTTGCTACAGTCAAGATCAATAGGAACAAACATCTTGCCTTCTTTTTTACTTACAGGATGCTCAAGAAATAATGTGTAATCAACTCTGATGCTTGCCATCTTTTGCCTCTATAGCTAATGCTGCATATCCAATAACATCAATCATATTATCTTCAACCTTTGGATTCTGACTGTTTCTGATTTGTTTGATACCTATCATACATCTGTAAATATCATTTATATCTAAGTCTTCTTTTAGTTTTTTTCTTAACAAAATGTTCCACATTGCAGCAATGTTTGTATGTGTTTCATAAGCATCACCATGAGTTTTAGCTCTAGGTCCGTTTATGATAAGATCTACTTTCTTGAGTGCCTCACTTCGGTGCATTTTTTTCTCCTATGTTTATGATTCTTGTGTCTATTTGATCTTTATTCCACACATAATTCAACCAACAAGCTGCTTTATATTTGTTCCAACTAAAATCTATTGGCTTAACATCAACACCATAACGTCTTAAAACCTCTGATTGCTTTGGCGTTACAGATTCATTTAACCATCTTTTACCTTTCTTGGCAGCATCACTATCTTCAATCTTCCTTAGAAAATCGTCAGCAGCAGCTATGGCTTGTTCCTTAGTCCCAACACTAACTACCCTCAACTTGCCTCCTGTGCGCTTTACAAGAGCTATAGATATGTCATCTAAGTGTGCAACCATACCAAAACCATTAAAGCCACTAGCACTCATACAAGCGCCATTATTAAATAAGTCAATCCATCTAAATGGTGATCTATCCATAAGATCAACTTCTGTCATTACAAAATCTTCTAATGCTTCTTTTTCTTCTGCACCAAACTCATGTCCACAAATGGGACACTCACGAGATGATAATGGTACTTCTGACTGACATTCTGGACATATTTTTGTAGGGGCCTCACCCGCTCTTTGAGCTTCAGCACCTTCTAAATTAACACCTTCATCTAATGATCCGTGTGTAAGTACGCTTGTTCCAAAGTCTAAGACTACACAATCTTTCTTGATAACGTCTGGATGTTCTTCTGGATCTATTGTTCGCAATCCACGACCAATCATTTGTACCATTGTAGATTTGTATGAACATGGTCTTGTAAGCACAATACAACTCACAGGTGGAGCATCAAAGCCTTCTGTAAGCACAGCTACATTAACAACAACCTGGATGTCTCCATGTTCTAAGTCATGTAATATTTGTTTTCGTTCTTCTGCTGGAGTTTCGCCAGTAACTATTTCTGCCCTAACATTTGATCTACGATATTCGTCACATACATCTTGTGCATGGACAACTGTAGAACAAAACACAACTGTCTTTCTGTTTCCCGCTTTTTCTTTCCATTCATCTACGATCTTCTCGTTGATGGCTCGCTTATTCATAATCCGTTCAACTTCGCCCATGTCAAAGTCTGATACAGTTCTGCGCACATTTTGTAGATCATCTCTAACACCTACATCAATTACATATGTCTTAGGCGGTACAAGAAAACCCTCACGAATAAGTGTTCCTATCTCAATCTGATGCGAACAATTATTGAATACAGTCTTTAAACCTTTTTTATCTCCACGATTAGGAGTCGCTGTGAAGCCAACTATCTCTACAGAATTGTTCGCTTCTTTGACCCTGTTAATAATTCTTTGATATGTATCTGCTATTGCATGGTGACTTTCATCAATCACAACCATGTCAACAGGCTTCATGTTATCC